CGACATAGAAAATATTGCACAAAAGTTTTGGACACGTCAATAAAAGACGATTCGCTTTTTGCAATTATCTACACACATGACAAAGACGACAACTGGCAGGATCCAAAAAACAGGCAAAAAGCAAACCCAAATTGGGGGGTAAGTGTTAATCCGCGAATACTCGAAGAGGGATTATCTGAGGCGAAAGAAATGCCCCACAAGGAAGTTGAATTTAAAACCAAGTTATTAAATGTTTGGACAGATTCAGCGACTACATGGGTAAGCGATGATTTATGGAATGCTTGTGGAACGGATGAAAATTTGGCAATTGGCGAATGTTACGGGGGCTTAGATTTGGCAACGGTATCAGATTTTTGCGCGTATTCGTTATTTTTTCCTGAGACTAAATTTTGCAAAACGTTTTATTTTATTCCAGAAGATTCCTTGAATAAGCGAAACGACCAGTCGGGCGAATCAATTAGGGAATGGGTATTGCGTGGAAATATTATTGCGACGCCTGGCAACGTTACCGACTATGATTGCATACGTTCTAAAATAAACGATTTAGCGCTGTTATACGGCAAGCCGCAAGATATTGCGTTTGATCCGTACAACTCTTCACAGTTAGTTATTCAATTGCAAGACGACGGGTTTAAAATGTACAAATACAGACAGGGTTTTATTTCAATGTCAAAGGGTACAAAAGAACTTGAACGATTGATTACTGGCAAAGAATTTAAGCACGATAATAACCCTGTATGTCGTTGGATGATGGCAAATATTTTAATTGTTCAGGATGCTGCTGGCAATATCAAAATTGATAAGCAAAGTAGTAATGATAAAGTTGATGGCCCAGTTTCAAAAGTTATGGCCATTGGAACTTGGATTGAAGAAAATATGGATAAGGAAGTCCCACAGGAATTTTTTGTTTACGATTTATGACCCATAGAGAATTTTTTGAGCTGTATTATGAAAACTTGCCTAAGTTCAAATTTTATTATTTGGCCTACGAGGAAGTTGAACGAATCCATGTCGAAAAATTTGGTAAAAGAATGTTTAAAAACCCGACTGTATTTCGTGCGACCATAAGTCGATTTATGAGCGGAAACAAAATTGTAACAAAAAAAAGTAAGTAAATTTATAATTTTGCATGAATGGCATTGATAGATTTTTTTAAAAGAGAGAAAAGAAGTAGCACTCAAGTGCCTAATTCCTATCAGTGGTTTTGGGATTCATTGGGCAATATTTTTGGTACGACTTCGCAAAGTGGCCAGACGATAACCCAAAAAACAGCCATATCAATTGCAGCGGTTAAAAAATGTGTTGATATTATTTCGAATGGTATTGTCAATTTAAACGTAAAAGTATATTCAGACATTGACGGAGTGAAAAAAGCCGAACCAAAACACCCAATTGCAATTTTGATTGACGAACCGAATACCTTTCAAACCAAATCACAATGGATTGAATGGATGGTTATGTGTCAAGTTTTGAAGGGTAACGGATATTCTCAAATTGTTAGGGATAACAATTTCAAAATAATTGCATTAATGCCATTAATAACCGAAAATGTGAAGCCAGTTATTCAAGATGGAATTTTACGCTATCAAATTACAAACAACGATAAAAGTGATTATGTTGAATCTTATGATATAATTCATTTTAAAGGCAAATGTTTAGAAACGCCTTTATTTGGGTATAGTCCTATTGTGTATCACCGTGAAACTATGGGCGTGTCGTTGGCAGCAACCGCAGGGCAGTCTAGTTCGTACAAAAACGGGGTATTAAAGTTTTTTATTAAAACAACTGGAAACCTAAATGAAGAGCAATTAGGCAATTTGAAAACGTCTTTAAACAAAGTAATTGATAATAAATCAAATTCATTGGCAGTTCCGGGCGGTGTCGGAGTTGAAAGAATCCAAATGACACCTGAAGAAGCGCAATACATTTTAAGCAAAAAAATGAGCGCTGAGGAAATTGCTAATATTTTCGGGGTTCCGATTTCAATGGTTGTTTCAGGTGTTAACGGTAAGGCAACAGTTGAACAAGAATATCAAGAATTTTATAGTAATACTTTAGCCAATTACGCAATTAAAAATGAAGAGGAGTTGCGCCGAAAATTGATAACAAAGCCAGCCGAAAAAGGCGTTTACTATTTTAAATTTAATTTCAATTCTCTATTGCGTGCAACCGCTTTAGATCGCGCAGAATTTTACAATAAAGGAATAAATAACGGATGGATGTCTCCAAATGAGGCGAGAGGGTTTGAAGACCAGAACGCGTATGAAGGCGGTGATCAAAAATTTGTTAACGCGAATTTAATTCCAACTGAATTAATGAGTGAATGGATTACGGGCAAAATCAATCAATTGAATAGCGCCGCTATGACAAATAACAATCCAAACGGCAATAATTAAAAATATGAAAAATGTAAATATAGAAAGGCGCAAACTTGGTTCTATTGAACAACGTGCCATGGTCGACGGCGTCGAGTTTCCTGACAAGTTCGGGGGCGTTGCTGCTGTTGTTGATACCGTTACCGATATGGGTTGGTATGAAGAGAAAATAGCAAAAGGCGCATTTGATGCGGCGTTGGCTGCAACGGATTTGGATATTCGTTGCTTATACAATCACGAAGAGTGCAGCGTATTAGGGCGTACTCTTTCAGGAACTTGCCGAGTGTTTGTTGATGATAATGGTAATTTAGCATACGATTATGATTTCGACGCTAATTCGCCGTTGCATAAAACCGTTGCAAGCGCAATCATTCGCAAGGATGTAACTCAAAGTTCTTTTTCTTTTATGATTGAAGAGGTGATTTGGAGTAATAGCGCAAAATACGGTAAAATGGGTTTGAGAACTATTACAAAAATCAAAACATTATACGATGTTTCCCCTGTTACTTACCCCGCTTATGAAGATACTGAGGCAGATAGTCGCAGCGCATCTTTAAAAGAAGAAAGAAGTAAATTTGTTACACCTGAAATAAATGTAACAGAATTGCAACAACAAGAAATGCGAAATAGTTTAGATTTGTGCAAATTAATACAACTAAAAAAATGAATAAAATTCAATTATTAGAAGAACGCTCTGGTTTAGTTGCTGAGCTTGATACAGTTCAAGCAGCATTAACCACTGAAAAGCGTGGATTTAACGACACCGAGCGAGCTCGCGTAGTTGAAATCGAAGAAAGATTAAACGCTATTAACGGCGAAATCGCAGCATTGGCAGTATTGGAAAAACGTGCAAACGGTTCTTTCAATTATGGCGCTGAGGCTTCAAAATCAGAAGACAAAGAAAAAAGACAATTTTCTTTTTCTAAATTGATTGATGAGGCTGGTAAAAACAGCATTTCAGGAATTGAAAAAGAAATGGTCGAAGAGTCTGCAAAAGAGGCTCGCGCAATGGGCATCACTCCACAAGGAATTTATTTGTCAAATGACATTATGAATTTCAAAGTTCGTGAAGCTCGTACAATGTCGGCTGGTTCTGCAACTGCGGGCGGGAACTTTATTCCATTGGAAAAAGTTGGATTCTTTGACGCTTTATATGCAAAAACTGTTTTAGATCAATTGGGTGTTACCAAATTGACTGGACTTGCTGCAAACGTTGATTTAACTGGATTTAGTTCTGCCGCAACTGTGGCGTGGGCTGCCGAAACTGCGGATGCGGCTTCTGGAGATCCTGTAACGGCTGCACGTCAATTGCGCCCATCTCGTTTGAGTGCGTATAGCGATATTTCTAAACAATTGTTGTTGCAAAACAATCAATCAATTGAACAAGAAATTATCAATAGTTTTATCAAAGCATTGGCAGTTGAAATTGAAAGAGCTGCAATCAATGGCTCAGGGTCTAGTAATCAACCATTAGGTTTATTAGGAACTTCTGGGATCAATTCAGTTGCAATGGGAACTAACGGAGCTGCGCCAAGTTTGGCAAAAGTTCTTGAATTAGTTGCTGCTGTTGAAAACGCAAACGCGGGAATCAATGGTAAATTCTTAATCAATCCTAAATTGGTTGCTAAATTAAAGCAAACTGAAATTTCTAGTGGTTCAGGTGCAATGATTATGAGCTATATGGCATACTTCAATGGCATGTCAGATCAAATCGACGGGAAGCCAGTATTTAGCACAACTAACGTTCCAAGTAACTTGACAAAAGGAAGTGCTAATGGCGTTTGTTCTGCGATGATTTACGGAGATTGGGAAAATCTTGTAATCGGTCAATTCGGTGGTGTTGAATTGGTAGTTGATCCATATTCACAAGCTATCGGAAACAAAACTCGTGTAGTTTTAAATCAGCATATCGGTATTGCGGTGAAACAACCCGCTGCCTTTGGTGCTATTGTTGATTTACTTACAACGTAATCAATAGGGCGGTGTAGCTTAGCGGCTTATCCGCCCACTAATTTTATGGGCAAAAATAATAAAGGCAGTGAATCTACGGAAGTAGCAAACACTAAATTGATTAAATTCACATTTTCACCAACGGGCGCTTATGGACTTGGGTATTTTATTGGCGATGTTGGTGAAATTGAATCAGAATTAGCGGATAAAATTGTAGCAAATGAGCATGCTGAGTATGTAAACGAAAGCGAAGTTCTTGTTGCGGATTCTGAGCCAGTTATTGCGGATGAAATTCCAGTTGTAAACGCGGATTTAATCTCTCCAGAAGGCGCAGAAGCACTTTAAAAAATGTTAATCGGACGTAAATTAATATCGAAATCAAATCCCGACACGGACTATCTTTCACTTTCAGAAGCGAAGGCATGGTTGCGCGTTACTCACACGCGTGAAGATGATTTGATTTCGATGCTAATTACGAATGCAATTGCGCAAGTTTCAAACTATTTGGGGTACTCAGTTGTTAAAGCTAATACAAAATATTCATTTGACTATTTAGAAGGCGCAAACGCGGCTATATCGCCGTTTTTGGGCAATGCTATTCCCGTTGGTAATTACTTATTTATTCCGTCTCGGGTTATTAGTCTAGTAACAGCAAAGTATATCGACGATACCCAAACGGCTCGGACGTTGGATATTGTCAATAACGCGGCAAATTCACAAAGCCAGTTTTGTTATTCGTTGCTAGTTAATACTGCTCCAACTAGTTTGACCGATGCGCGTGAACGATTTGTTATTCAAGTTTTAGAAGGATTCGAACCGACTGAGTTTCCTGCCGATGTAAAATTGGCTTGTTTACTAATCATTGGGCAGTTTTACGAAAATCGAAGTAATATTATTGTAGGCACAATTGTTGACGACATTCCAAAAGGAGTTGAATATATTTTAGATCAATATCGTGCAATTAATTTCGCTTAAATGGATGCAGGAAGATTTGATACACCGATTGAAATTTGGAGATTTGCTTTTACTCAAAATACAACAACGGGCGAAAAAGTAAAAACTTGGACAAAATTGTCCGATGAATGGGCAAAATACGACGCGCTCGAAAGCGGTTCGGAAGGTGTTTTTGGAAACCAACGCGAAAACAAACAACAGGTATTATTTAAGATTAGATATTGCGATTTGAAAGTTGCAGATAGGATTGTTTTTGACGGTCAAAATTATAACGTAATTACAATTTCAAATATTCAAAGAGATATGTATTTATTTGTAACAACTCAATTGACGCAATAATGATTGAGGGAGTCAATGAGGTTATCAAAGATTTGCAACGTAGACCGAAATTATTAAAAAACGGCGCAGTTAGTAAAATAATAAAATCTATTTCGGCGCCTATGGTTGCAGAAGTTCGCGCGAACGCCCCAAACGAAACACTCAGAAACGCATACGGATATATAACACGCAAAGACAATAAATACCCCAATACGGTTTTAATAGGACCAAATTACTCTTTGGACGGTGGCGGTCAATTATCGCATATTTTTGAATATGGAACGGCTGTCAGAAAGACGAAAGACGGTCAAGGTAGGGGATTCATAAAAGCAGTTCCATACATTCGCCCCGCTTTCGATAAGTACAAACAGCAAATTGCAACACAAGTAGGCGAAAAAATAACTAAAATTGTAACTAAAAATAAATAATATATAAAAATATGGCAGCTTCAACTGGTTACACAAACGGCACGCTATTAGGGATGTACATTGAGACAACCACGGGCGGCACTACTACAAAAACAAAATTCGCCAACGCGCGAACAAACGATTTCGAAATGACTAACGACATGATTGACGCTTCTAATAAAGATAGCGCAAATTGGAAGGAATTTATTGCGGGCTTACACTCAGCGACGATGACTTGCGACGGTATCATGGAAGAAGACGGTTCAGTTGGCTCAGGTCAAGAAAGTCCAGAAGACTTATTGGCACGCGCTATCGCAAACACACCCGTTGTAGTTGTTATGGGCTCTGGCATTGTTGGTGATTTGAAATTGACTATGAACGCGTTGTTCAGTTCTTTTTCTTTGAGCGCCCCAGATAACGACGTAGCGACATTCTCTGTAAAATTACAAGTTACAGGCGCTGTTACTGTCGGGAAATTCGTATAATAGAGTTTCGTTTTTTCATACATTAAGGGCTGCCCATTTGGTAGCCTTTTTTGTTTTATATTTGTAACATGAAAATTTTAATAAACGAAATTGAATATCCAATATTTTTTGGAATGACTGCAATTGAAAAAACAATGATTAGTTTAAATTGTGATAGTTTTGAAGCGATGGGCGATAAGCTAAAAAGCAATTTAGGAATGTTCCAATTACACCGTGAAGTTGCTTACAATGGCATTTTAGCGGGTTGTAAATTAGAAGGGGTTGCATTCCCTTGGAAGGATTCAGAAGAGTTTGGTAACTCGATTGAATCATTCGAACAACTCACCCCGGCGGTTGCATACTTTTGGGAGAAATTTGGCGGTTTTTTCAAAACGACGGGGGAAGCCAAGCCCCAAAAGGTAAGCAAAGCCACAAAGCAAAATCCTTAACTTGGAAGGAAATTAAAGAGGCTGCGTTTGGCGAAATGGGTATTATGCCGAATGATTGGGAGTTATTAAGTCCTGAATATTTCATGATACGCCTTTCGGGGTTGCGCAATGCTCAAACGATTATTTATCGTCAAGAATGGGAGCGGTCAAGATGGACGGCATTTATTTTATTGTCTCCGCATATCAAAAAGAACGCGAAAATGTCTCCACAAAATTTAATAACTTTTCCGTGGGAATCAGACCAAGAAGAGGGTATTGCGGAATTTGTAGCGAAACGAAAGGATTTATATGCTAAATTAGTGCCGTAATGCAAGCGCCTGAAATAACTTATAAAATACTGTCTATTAACAGCTCACTAGTAGCGGTTGTTGGAGATAGAATTACACCGATGGAAATCGCTCAAACTTCGCAGTTTCCCGCGATTTGTTTTCGTCAAATTAGCGAACCTCAAAACAATACAAAGAGCGGTCATAGTAAAACTAACTATGCGCGTGTACAGGTGGATATTGTGGGGTACTCTTATACGGATGCGACTAGTATTGCAAAATTGGTTCGAGTTGCGATGCTTGCCGTTTCTGTCCCGTCTACGATTAACGGCTCAATGGTTTTAGGTATTGAACTACTCGATCAAATTCCATTCACCGAAACAACCGAAAGCGAAGAAGGTACATTTAGAATCATGCAAGATTATTCAATATGCTTAAATGTAAATTAAAATGGCAGATAAACAAATTAATATAGTAATTGGAGCGGACATAAATAAGCTCGAAAAAGGTTTTAAAGATGCCGTTAGAATTATTGGTGCCAGTGGTAAAACTATCGACAG